GTGCGAGCAATTTTGCCCAAAATTCAAATAACCATGATTTTGCTATAAATAGTGTTAATAGTGGCGATACAATTCAGGTGTTTGTGCGAGCAGATGAATATACAGACGTTGCAAGCCTTAAATCAGCGTGTGGAAATAGTAAGATTAAATACGAATTGGCTAACCCTATCACGCTTGCAATCACAAGTCAGGATATTCCTACGCTTTTGGGTGAGAATAATATATTTAGTAATTGCGGTGATGTGGAAGTTACATACTACACAAACAAGTCAAATGATATACTTGATTTTATCAATTCAGAAATTGACAAGAAAAACGGCACAAACATACCGATTGAAGAAAATAGTCAGGATAGTATTAAAGACTATGTTGATGATGAAATTTCAAGCACGAAAGACTATGTTGATAATGGTTTGAGCGGAAAAGTCGATACAAGTTATTTGAATGATATGCTTGTTGTTGAAAGAAAATTCAGAGATGTAACATTTGACAGTTATTATCAATCAATCGAAATAGACGTTACCAAAAGCGGTTATACACCTATTGGAGTTGTGGGTTTTCAAACTAACACAGTTGGTGCATTATTTTTCAGGTGCAATCTAACTGACAATACTTTGTACATTGGCTTGGTTGCAAGAGACGGAACAACACCAATCACGGGAACGATTGCAACCTATGCGGATGTTCTTTATGTGAAGAACAGTTAAGGCGGTGAAAGTATGACAGATTGATTTTTAATCACAGATAGGCTTATAATAAAATGTCAGTATGATTGTTGCGGAAGTCATACCGACATTCAAAACTTTTATACTGACATTAGAAGTCTATCTGTAAATGACCGCAATCGTTTACGGATAGGCTTTTTACTTATAAGCGAGGTGAAAAAATGGGTTATTGTAATGATATGGCAAGAAGTTGCTTGTGTGCCGATTGTAAAAATACAAAGTGTGAAAATCGTTGTAGGCTTGATTGTGCTTATGAAAACTTTGAAAAAGTTACGGAGTGCGAAGATTATAATTGCGGTGCAGACATGCGAAAAGAAGGAGTAGAGAAATGACAAACAAAGCGGCAATTTCTAATCTAAACCAAATTTACGGTATTGTGTCATCAGAAATACAACAAAGTCTTGATTTGGCAATCAAGGCTCTTGAAGAATGTTGCGAAAAAGATAAAAGCAATTCGGTATAATTCATATTGTGGTGAATCGAAAATGTAGAATGTTCCATGTGGAACAATTTGAGGAAGGAGCAGAAAAATGGATGCAACAATGGGAGCAATAATTGCATCTCTCATATCGGGAATATGTGTTGCTGTGCCTACAATAGTAGCCACATTGTCATCGAACAAAGCACATGACCAAGTTATCGATGAGAGGATGCGAAACATGACGGATCAGTTAAAGGTTGTCGATAACAAGATCGACAAATATGCCTCCAATGCTGACATCCTTAAAGAGAGGTTAATTGTTGTCGAACAATCTGCAAAATCTGCACATCATAGAATCGACAACATTACAGAGCAATTAAACATTCACGAAAGGAGAGAATGACATGATTTTCAAGAATGAGAAAGTTTACGATGTTTTGAAGTGGATCACGATGGTAGCATTACCTGCGGTAACTACTCTCTGGCTTACATTGGCAAGCATTTGGAATTTCCCATATGCAGAGCCTATTGGTGCTACGCTTGGTGCTATCACAGTATTCCTCGGAGCATTGCTTGGCATTGGTAGCGTGAAGTATAAACTTCTATCAAATAAGGAGGTAAAGTGATATGGCAAGTTTGTTTGCAAAGCCTTGTGTCGATACGGCAAAGGAATGGGAAGGCTATACATCCGATGGTCTCTACAATGCCTATGCCGAAAGACTCGATGAATGCGATTTCTTCGCAGGATGCGGCAAGAAGAATGGACAGGTCGATTATTGCGGAATTGCCTTCTGTTATTGGCTGTTCATGAATGTCATTACCGATAGCGGAGAAGTTACCGATGATGACAGGAAGTACATGACACATTATGCCATGTACCAGAGCGATGATTGCTGTACTTCCGCAGGATGCACACAGCAGAGCGATGCCTATAAAGCGGCAGGTGCTTGGTATACGAATCCACAGGATTTGGAGAGAGGAGACCAGATATTCTTCCAGAAGAGCAATGGTCAGATTTACCATACAGGTATGTGTACAGGATGGGATGATGACGGAGCATATGTAACCGAGGCAAATGTAGAAGGAAGACAGACTCTTACTCGCTTCTATCCGTATTCCGAATTCGGCAAGAAGATCGCTGGCTTCGGAAGACCGAGATATGATGGTTGGGAGGCTTCCGCATCTTCAGACGATGAAGATGTCGAGCCTACACCTGCACCTGCTCCAGAGCCTACACCAGAGCCTTCCTATGACAAGTATGAGGTTGTTGGTGTCTCTTCATTCCTCAATGTCAGAGAAGCACCTACAAAGGATAGCAAATCTATCTGGAAACTCTTCGATGGAGACATCGTTACCATCTACGAGGAACAGGATGGATGGGGAAGAATCGATGATTACGGCTGGGTATGTATGGATTACTTGAAGAAAATCTGATCTTGAGTTAGAATCATAGAGTAAAGAAATACCTTGTGTATTTTTCCTTTGGTGCAAAGAGAGTCTCTTCGGAGGCTCTTTTTGTTTGCCAGAAAAAATTTTCCGAAAACCTATTGCAATTCAATTTCATGGTGGTATAATCTACTCAAATACCAAAGGAGACACAAAAATGAGAGAGTCAGTAAAGAACTTCATCGAAAGAGTTGTAGATAACGAGTATTGCAATATCAGAGTCGAAGCAAGTGATATGCTTTCCAAGATCGGAACAAAAGAAGAGATAATGGATAAGGTCGATGGTCTCTATGTTATCGGATTTACATTCACAGGAATTAACTCAATAACCATTACAGCAGGATATTACGCATAAGGAGGAACACACCATGATAAATGCAGGAAGAAGAATCGATGATTTATACGCATCCGCTTGGCAGGAAGCAATCGAGAATGTGGCAAAAGTAATCAATAAAAGATTACATACCAATTATTCGTTAAGGGAAGATTGGATGATTTTAGAAGAAATTGCTATGGATTTCGGAATAAGATTCGATGAGAATGGAGGCATAATATAATGGCAAACAGAATGGATGTAGATTGCATTATGCAGGGAAACAATCTGGATTTGCTGAAGACATTGCCAGACGAGAGCATCGATATGGTGGTAACATCTCCACCATATGATAATCTCCGTGATTACAAAGGCTATACATTTGATTTTGAAGGTGTGGTTAAGGAATTATTCCGAGTAATAAAGACAGGAGGAGTAATTGTCTGGATAGTAAGCGATGCGATGATAGATGGAAGCGAAACAGGAACAAGTTTCAGACAGGCTTTGTATTTCAAGGAATGTGGATTCAATATTCATGACACAATGATATGGAGAAAGGACACATTTACATTTCCAGATGCAACAAGATATTGTCAATGCTTCGAGTATATGTTTGTCTTCTCAAAGGGCAAGCCTAAATCAGTACATAGAATCGAAGATAGAAAGAACAAATGGTGCGGATCGGCTGTTCATGGAACATCAAGGAATGTAGATGGAACAACATTCCGAAAATCCAATGACAAGAAGAGCAATGTCAAAGAGTATGGTGTGCGATTCAATGTCTGGGATATTCCCACAGAAAAAAACAACAAGACAGGACATCCTGCTGTATTCCCTGTGGCATTGGTGAGAGACCACATAATCTCATGGTCGGATGAAGGAGATATTATCCTTGACATCTTCATGGGAAGCGGCACAACAGGCATTGCTTGTGTTGATACCAATAGGCATTATATCGGGTTTGAAATATCTCCAGAATATTGCGATATAGCAAGGAAACGGATAGAGAATCACATTAGGTTTCCAGACGGAGAACAAGAGGTAATGGAAGGACAAATAGGTATTTTCGATATTCTTAACTAAAGAAGAAAATTTCTTGAAGAAATTTCAAAAAAGGTATTGCAATTTAATTTCTAGTAGTGTATACTCCAAGTATCAAAGCCAAAGGAGATTAAGACCATGACAGATTTAGAGAAGAAAGTATTCAAGAAGTTAGTTAAGGAATACGGAAATCCTATCAATGTAACAGATTTGGAATTGATAATGGATATCGAAGCCTATGGCACATTCGAAATAGAAAATGGACAGATCAGATATTGGACATGGGCAGGAAAGTTTTATAGATTCGAAATCACTAATCTTTCCCTTGAAGATATGGAAACATATAACGAGATGCACATCATGCCTTAAAGGAGGACACACAAATGATAAGAAGAGGAGCAAAGGTTAGGTACATCGGAGACCAATACGATTACGCTAAAGGGCAGGTCTTCACAGTAAGGAAGAAGATTCATCACCTTATTGAATTGTCCTTCCCACAGCGATATCTGGGAGGCGAGATTCACAGGATGGTAGTGAATATGCCGATCAGCGAATTTGAGGAGGTAAAGTAATGGGAAACGCATTCGAGGAAGCCAGACATCACGGCTATTCTGCCGCAGACATGGCGGCAGAGATGAAGGAAAAGGAGAACAGGATAAATGCTCTTGGCTGTCTGAATTGCAAGTATATCGAGAGGAATTGTACAACCTGCGATACCATCATCAACGATGATATGTACCAGAAATGCCCATACAGGAAGGAGGTATGAGATGAGTCCGTTAGACATGACATTTATGGCGGCTGTGGTGCTTGCCGTAATCAACATCATCCGATTCTGGATAGTTTGGGAAAGGAGGTACGATGACGATGAATGACAAAGACGAAATCTGGGAACAGGATATGAAGCGAGATGCTGAAGAATATCTGGAGTCATTGACCGAAGAATAAAGGTGATAAGGGATAGCAAAATGTGGTAAAATCTACTCATTAGGAGGAAGACACACATGGACAACAATGATAACATAGTCATGAGCAGGATCGCTTTCGAGAGAATGCAGAGCAAGGATGAGCGAAACGATAAATGGAGGAACATAATCATCGTGCTTCTTATCATCCTTTTGGTAGCCACTAATGGTATGTGGCTGTGGGCATGGAATCAGTACGAATATGTCGATGGCTATTCCGTAGAGATGAATGCCGATGACGGAAGCGATGCTAACTACATCGGTGGAAACGGAGAAATAAACAATGGCGGCAAGGATCAGAGTAACGAGGACAAGGGCAAGGATTCGTAAAGATGGAAAAGCCAAAGGAGTACGCAGAAGGAAGAGATAGGCTGGATGATCTTTCTAATTCCCAGATAGAGAATCTCATCGATGAATGGATACATTCCAAGAGAGACAGGATGATCCTGAAACTGAGACTAATCGATGGTCTCACATACATGCAGACGAGCGATTATCTCTACGAGCATGAGAAGATTTATCTGTCGGAGAGACAGATCAAGAATATCGTATACAAGGCAGAAGCCAAATTATTTAAACATATCTAAAGGAGAGAAAACACATGGCAGAGACAAAGTTTACAAGGTACAACAAGAAATGCAAATTCTTCTGCTTCCGCTTCAGAAAAGAGGCAGACGAGAAGTATATCGAATTCCTTGACAAATGTCCGAACAGGATGGATTTCATTAGAAAAGCCATTGATGCGGAAATGACCAAGTAATTCCCGAAAATTGCATGAGATAGAGCCTTCGGATTCATCGTCTGGAGGCTTTTATTTTGCCATCATTTAGATGAAGGAGGAAATTCGAGAGATGAATATCGCCAGAAGAAACCTTTGCATTGAGAATTGTTTACGATAGCATTTGTTATTGTTCCTTTTCGCATTCCGAGTATTTCGGATGCAATTCTTGCAGAGCGATATATAGCAATAACTTTTCCATCATAGGTTAATTGCTCGACAGGTTTACTTCTTGTGTCAATGCCTCTTATCCTTGCTGTACCATACGCATTGTTATATGCGGCTGTACACCATTCGAGATTGTTGACACAGTTATTAAGCCTATCTTCATCTTTATGATTGATTTGAGGAAGATTGTCTGGATTTGGAATAAAGGCTTCTGCTACAAGTCTATGGATCAGAAGTTTTTCCCTTCGGGCATTACCATATAAAGTAACTTGAGCATATCCTGTATTCGCAATGCTTGGCTTCAATATGTATTCGGGTTGGCTTCCATATTTAGTCGATTTCCGAAAACTCTTGATTTTACCTGTGTTGCTTACTTGGTATAAGCCTTCAAAATTTGGTACATCTTTCCATATTTCTTTCATACCGAATCTCCTTTGCTTTGTGGTATTTTGCACATCTATAATACCACAAAAATAGAACAGAGCATAGGAGATTGTATGTGGGTTGAATTTAACAATAATCCTCATAACAGATGAGTCGGAGATTGCGTGATCCGAGCAATTGGCAAGGCTGTCGGTCAAGATTGGACAGATGCCTATATCGGTCTCTGTTCCGAAGGTTTGGTCTTCAAGGATTTACCATCATCAAACTATGTCTGGGGAATGTACCTCAAAAAATACGGATTCGAAGAGCATATGATCTCATCGGTATGTCCGAATTCCTTGAGGCTATAACAAACAAGAATCCAGAAGACATATGGATGGTCATGGATGAATTGATGTCTACTCTACAGGCATTAAATCCGAGGCTGTACCAAGCCACAATGGACAGGATCAAGCAATAATGGTAAGATGATAGAACATTACCCACCACACAGTTAATGTAAACACACAAAGAAGGAGATCATCGGTTAGCAGGTCTCCTTCTTTGTTGCCTTCCAGACATTTATGAACAAATTATGAATTTATCCGAAAAGGGTATTGCATTTCATTTTGAGTAGCGTATACTACAAAGTAACAACACCAAAGGAGGACATCAACATGACAACAGCAATCAAGACAAAGAAAGCATCTATCAGATGGGACAAGACAAACAAGGTAACAGCATGTGATTACGGCGATAAGGATGAATGGGGAAAGGCAATTTGGTACGATGAGGAAGGCAAGGCTTACGAATTGATCTTTGCAAGAGCGGCAAGAGAATACACATTCCTTCCTTATCCTGCATACGACAAGAAGTAATAAACCGACAGGGAGGAGGAACACTCCTCCCAAAAAATTTTCTGAAGAAATTTTAGAAAAAGGCTTGCATTCTCTTTTGCGGTAGCGTATACTACAGGTATCAAACCAAAGGAGGATACAGACATGAAGCGTTACACATTCAATGATGGACACCAGATCACATCAAACCTTACAGCAAAGGAAATCCTCAAGAGAATGAGAAGATTAGATGTGTTGAGAGTCTTGACCGAAGAGATAGAGGATGAGACATACCAGAATATCTGCAAGAAGGCTATCAAGGCTTACGATAAGGAAGATAACTTCACAGGCATCATCAGATTGACAGGTTATGAGAAGGAAATGCTCATGATTATCAGAGAAGATAACAGATACATTACCGAAGAAGAAAAAGAAGTATTGGATTTCTACACAAAGGCATAAGGAGGAAAGACACATGACACAGGTACAGACATTAAGAGCAGGTAAATGGAATAGCCAGATGGCAACAGCAGAGGAGATGGCGGCAAAGGTCGAGGAGATCAGAGGTTTGGTAACAGAGTACGGATGGCTTGATACCAAGATTGCTCCTTACGGATTCGGAGTTAGGATCGAGGAATTCCTCGAATGGTTTAAGGATTACGACAGATGCACAGCATCTTCCAAGCATATCAACATCTCCGAAATCAATGGCTTCATCGAAATCCTCAATCATTGGCTTGAGAGAGAAGCAGAACCAAAGGTAACGATCCGATTCCTCACAGGCAAGAAGGCAGGACAGACCAAAGACATTCCTGCATCCGATATAGAAGCATATGTCGAAAGCGGTTTTGCAGAGATAGTCTGATCCAGACGGAAGGAGGAGAAAATCCTCCTTCCAAAAAATTCTGAAATCGCTTGCATTTCAATTTTATCGGTGGTATACTCTACTTAACCAAACCAAAGGAGGATACGACAATGACACAGCAGAAGAGAAATACATGGTTTGAAGAGACATTCCTTCCTTCACAGGAAGCAAGGATGACAAATCCCAAGTATCCTTATCAAGTTATCCTCTCCGAGAGACAGGCAATGGTATGCGAGAAGTATATGAAGCCAACAACACCAGATTGCATAGTCTACAAATATGAATTTGGCACAAAGCATTTCTGGATGCACAGAGCAGGAAGATATACATTTCTTGGTCTTGAGGATGATTCCAAGAAATTCTGGTATATCAAGTTAAAGAATTCAGAAGAATATCTCAAGACATTCGAGACCGAGAGAGAGATGCAGGATTGGATCGATGAGAATGTCGATGACGAGACAGGCGATATCAAGGGCATGGATCACGCTTGGTGGTATAGCGGAATGGATTACAGAAAATAAGGAGGAACACATCATGGCACACACCAAATTCATCTACATTACAGACAACATCCTCATCAAAGAGGAAAAGGTCGGGAACATCTACGAATACTATCTGGGAGACGATTTCATCTTTGGAGTAGAGAAGAGATTCACAGGAAACGATTTGAGGATGCTCCACATGAATGGGTATTTCGATATGTGGCTTGAGAAGGCTTGATTCGAATCGGGAAAAGGATTATACTCAATGTGGTTGTATCGGTGTGCAGAACGATGCAACACAGGTACAACCCAAGATTCGCAATTTACCCGATAGAATTCTGCACATCTATCGGGTTTATTCATCTTCGGAGGTTTAAGACATGAGCGATTATCGCAGACATAAGAAAGACAATTACACCTGTATAGACAATCAAGTTTTCAAAGACCATTCTTTGAGCATGAAAGCCAAAGGTCTTCTTGCACAGATTTATTCATTACCAGAAAATTGGGAGTATTCAGTAAGAGGTCTCTCTGCTCTTTTTTCCGATGGCAGAGAAGCGGTAAACAATGCTTTGCAGGAATTGATAGATCACGGCTACATTGTAAGAACACAGAAGACAAATCAGTTTGGCAAATTTGATGGGTATGAGTATGACATTTACGAAACTCCTCAAACAAAGGTGGCTGGAAATCCGTTTACGGAAAATCCGTCAACGGAAAAACCGATAACGGAAAACTCGACACAATTAAATACTAAAGAATCAAATACTAAAGAATTAAATACTAATGGAATGGATATATATGACAAACCCAAATCGAAAAGATTTGTTCCTCCGACCATTGAGGAGGTTAGAGACTATTGCCGAGAGAGGAATAATCTCGTTGATCCAGAGAAATTCATAGATTACTACTCCTCGAATGGATGGATGGTAGGAAAGCATAAGATGGTAGATTGGAAAGCGGCTGTGAGGACATGGGAGAAGAATAACTATAGTGGGAAACAAAAGCCACAGAAGGAATTTGTTAATCCCTTTACCGAATTACTAAAGAAGGAAGGATACACCACATGAGCAGGGAAGAAGTAATCAAGTTATTGGGCATCTTGTATTCAGCGTATCCGTATATTAAGGACAAGGTGAATGATCCAGAAGCGATGGTAAATACATGGGAGATGTGTCTGGGAGATTTCTCTGCTGAATCGGTATACAAGGCGGCAAGGCTTCACATGAATACCAACAGATTCTTCCCTACACCTGCTGACATTCGCTCTAACATCGTCAGAGCGGAAATGGTATACAGAGATTCAGAGATAGACCAGAAGCGATTAGAAGCGAAGCCAGAGCCTTCTACGGCTATTGCCGTAAGACAGGAAGAATGGACAGATGAGAAACTCGAAGATTTGTGCCGATTCGTAGGATTAGGATATCCGAATGAAATTGAAGATTAGGTATTGACTACTCATCATAAGAGATGTACAATCAAAGAGGCTCATATGAAGAGTAAATAACCAAAGGAGAAACAACATGGAAGAAAGAAAATCAGCATCAGCATGGGATATTAGTCTCAATGAGAAACTCATGAGGATACAGACGGAGTTAAAAGCACCAAAGAATCTGTATAATTCATTCGGCAAGTACAAGTACAGGAATGCGGAAGGCATACAGGAAGCCTTAAAGCCTTTGCTCAAGGTCTACGGAGTAAATGTAACTCTCTCCGACAGCATCGAAGAGGTTGGCGGCAGGATATATGTAAAATCCACAGTGATCCTTACAGATTGCTACAGCAAGGATTCAATATTGGCTACAGCCTATGCCAGAGAAGCGGAGACCAAGAAGGGCATGGATGATGCACAGGTAACAGGAGCAACATCCTCATATGCCAGAAAATACGCATTGAATGGTCTCTTCCTTTTGGATGACACAGAGGATGTGGATTCGGAGGCATACCAGAAGCAGACAGCAGAAGCGAAACCTGCTCCAAAGAAGGCGGCTACAGCAAAGCCTACACAGGATTCCAGATCGATGCTCCGTGAATACATCAAGGAAAATGGCTTGGATGGTAACATGATTGCACAGGTCTGTGGCTTGAATAAGGACAGCGTAGAGCAGGATTATGCGATGGCATTGGTATATGCGAAGAGCATGATCGGAGGAGTAACATGAGCAAGAAGAGCATGGACACCTATTACGAGCAGGTAAAGGGAATCATGACAAAATATCCGAAATCGAGAGACGATGATATGCTCCTGTATTCCATCTTCCTGCACATGAATGGCTTGGTAAAGCCAGAGGAGAGATTCTACGATGTCTTCCCGAAGGCGAAGGAGCGAGGATTACCATCCTACGAAGGCATCACCAGAGCGAGACGGAAGGTGCAGGAGAAAGAGCCTTACCTGCGAGGAGATAAGTATAGGCAGAGAATGAAGGCTGAAGAAGAATATCACGATTACTACAGAGATAACTAAAGGAGGAACACACATGGCATCACTTTATGAGATCGACAGAGACATACAGGCATTCATTGATGGTCTCTTTGAAATGGCAGATGAGAATGGCGAGGTCGATATCGACATGGACATTCTGGAGGATTTGAAGGAGCAGAGACAGACCAAATTGGAGAATATCGCTCTATACATCAAAAATCTCGCCTCTGACGCACAGGCAATCAAGGAAGAGGAAATTACTCTTGCAGAGCGTAGGAAGCGATTAGAGCGAAAATGTGAGCGTCTGAAGGGCATTCTGGTGCGTAGCATGATGGAGAACAATGAAAAGGAGTTGTCTTCTGCCAGATATTGTGCCAAGATCAGAGATTCAAAAGCCACAGAGGTATTCGATATGGATTCTCTCCCGAAGGAATACCTCAAAGAGAAGATCGAATACTCTCCAGACAAGACAGCCATCAAGAAGGCGATAGAGGCTGGCACAGAGGTCGCAGGAGCGAGGATCATCGTTAATCACAATCTTAAACTTGAGTAAGGAGGAAGCATATGGGAGTATTTATCACCAATTTCGATGCAAAGGACATCGAGACGATCCAGAATGGTGGGGAAAATGATGGGAAGGCAGATGTAACACCAATCGTCTGCGGTAATCCTACAGAGGAAGAGGCAAATGCCGCATTCGAAAAGATGTTTGAGGAGTCGGAGGAAGCATTCCAGAAGTTATTTAAGGAGGTATGGAAGAAATGAACAAATGGTGCGGAGTAGGCAGGTTGACAAAGGATGTGGAATTGAAGACTACATCCAACCAGAATGTATTCTGTAATTTCACTATTGCTGTGGACAGGAGATTCAAGGATGCCAATGGACAGAGACAGGCAGATTTCATTAACTGTGTAGCATGGAAGCAGACAGCAGAATTTATCCATAAGTATTTCCAGAAAGGAAGCAGGATAGGAGTATGTGGAAGCATCCAGACGAGGAGTTATGATAACGATAATGGGCAGAAGGTCTTTGTTACAGAGGTAATCGTAGACGAAGCGGAATTCGTTGAGAGCCAGCAGAGAAGCGAAGCACCTGCACCACAGGTTGAGGAACAACCTATTCCGAAGGAAGAAGGCGGCAATCTTCCATTTGAGATATGAGAAAATACGATCTGGTGCTGTTTACGATCATCATGATGTGTGCATTGGTTTTATCGGCTGATGCACACACTCAAGATCAAGAACACATCAAAATCCGATTAAACGATTCCGATATCCACAATGATGTATACCAGCGAAGACCGAAGAAGATGCTCCAGACACACAATCTATTCCTTGAGAAGATGAGCGATTCGAAGGTAACGATAACTCTCATGGAGATGGAGAGTCTGGGATGGTATTACATCACGGCATATTGCCCATATGAATGCGGATTTAACGGAGAGAATTTCCCAGCAGGATGGAGAACAGCAAGCGATACCATTTGCCACAGGGCAGATTGGGAAAACCGATATACAGAGCCTACAACCTGTGCTGTTGATCCGAGACTCCACAGTATATGGGGAGATGAATTCTTCTACATCGAAGAATTTGATCGAGTATTTGTGGCAGAGGACACAGGATCGGCTGTGAAGGGAAAACATCTTGATCTCTTCTATGATGATGAATCGGTGGAAGGTTTCCCGACAGGCTACTACGAGGTCTTTGCTGTGGAATATTACGAAGAGACAATACTTTTAGGAGGTTAGAGATGAAAGCGATAATATGTGATATCTGCAAAGAGCAGATAGAAGGCGATTACAAGGAGGTATATCCTGCATCCACAGGATTGATCTCAAGCGAAATCCTTGAAGGTCATTCCGATTTGTGCATGAAATGCTGGAAGATGATCTCCCAGACAAGAAGGATTCCTCTGGTGGAATTTCCGAATACGGAGGCGAAGGATCATGAGTAAGAATCCAGAGAAGCAGAGACAATATCAGAAGAAGTACATGAATCGCCATAAAATGCTTTCTGTGCTTCTCCATGAAGAAAATGATAAAGATATCATCGAATGGTTAGAAACGCAGGAGAATCAATCTGAAGCGGTTAGAGAGGCATTACGAGAGGTAAGAACATGACAGCAATAATAATAACGGCAATGATTTGCATGACATTGGTAATAATTTCGATCATCAATGGGAGGAAGAGATGAGCAAGACGATCAGCATAATTAAATGCGAAGGTTGTGGGAGAGAATTAATCAGGAAAGAGGAAGGTGAAGGCTGGAATCCGAATGGAACATACACCATCAACAACCAGATCATGAAGGTAAGTTATACCAGATGTCCACATTGTAATCCAAAGGAGAAATAACATGAGACTAATTGATGCCGATGCTTTGAAGAAAGTTATACATTCAAAATCCGATGGAATGGAAGATTTGTGGGATACGGCTGGTGTCCTAAATGCAATCAATTGTTCCCCGACAGTTGAAGAAACTGAAAAACCATTCATCGTTGAATGCAGAGATAAAGCCATAAAGGAGAATTTACCTTTGTATTTTGTTTACTATGAAGAAACAGGCGTTTTTGATGTTTATATAACAGAAACAAAAGAGTTATTTGAGAGACGACATTGTTCTAAACACATATCGAATTATGAATTCAAAATGATTGTAAGCCACTATTTAGATGATTATTCAGATTGGAAAGGTGGTGCGGAATGAGTGAAAACCCTGATAAGAAGTATTGTTGTCTATGCGGTAAAGAAATAATTATCGGTGATTTCTATGATGCAAGCCATCAAGAATATAACCTTATCGCTCACATAATGTGTCAACCTATGCTTTGTAGTGATTGCTGGCACAATATGGAAGAAAGAGGTAAAGAAGAATGACAAATAAAGAGGCTATCAATTTAATTGTTCGCAACAAATCTGTATTTCAATATGATGAAGAAATGAAACAGGCTCTTGATCTTGCTATCAAGGCATTGAGACGAGTCGATTGCATTTATGTTAAAGACGAGTGTTATGCCGCTTGTGGTGAATGCGGATATTGCGAGGCAGAGGAAGAAGGTACGAAATGACAGATGAAGAGGCATTGGTTATTCTCAAAGAGAACAGACCAGATAAACCGACAAAGACCAGAGGAAGACAATTACAGGCGGCTATTGACCATATTACCGATTCCTACGAGATGGAGGACAGGATAGATCGCTCAAAGGCTTGGGGATCGCTTGGACATCAAGTAGATGGAGATAAGATCGTCTTCTATGATGGCATATTCAACATCATTACGGAGAAAGGCAGGAGCAAGCATCTTGTGCTATGCGGAGAGTATGAACATGAGGTAAGCCTTGATTACTTCCGCAGGAAATACAAGGCTGTGATCGTCATCTATGAGCAGGATTTACATGGCATCATTTACCGATATGGAAATCATGGCGATTTCTGGGAAAGCATCGGCACAACAATAGGATACGCATGATCCGATTATTGAAATTCCTTATCCGAGAATATTGGAATTGGGTACACACCAAAGAGTTATACTACGATAGACCGAAGAGGAGGATTTTATGATCCTGTACGAAGCGATGATTCCGTTGAATCCGAAGACCAAGAAAAACCATCAGAAGATCATTAGGAATCCGAAGACAAAAGCACCAATGATAGTACAAAGCGATGATTACAAGCAATACGAGAGGAATGCTGGATGGTTTCTCAAGAAGCCATCCAAGCCTATTGACCAACCTGTACAGGTAAAATGCCTTTTCTACAAAGATTCCGCAAGAAGATGCGATCTCACCAATCTTCTCGAAGCCATTGATGACATCCTCGTGCATTACGGAATCCTCGCAGATGATAACTTCAGCATCATCTATTCCCATGACGGAAGCAGGGTATTCGTAGACAAGGAGAAACCGAGGACAGAAATTGTCATCGAAGACATCCGAAGTTATAATCTATGATAGAGGAGGTATTGCCTATGGCTGAAATAAGAGAGATAAGCGAAGAGTATGCCAAGATTGCTCATGAGATCATTCAGAATGAGCCTTGCTTGGCTGACATCAGACAGAGCGATGCTACGATCATGTACCTCTCCTCCGATAAGGAGAAGAAATCCAAAGGGAAAACAGTATTCGGAGAATGCGAGAAGATTCCCGAAAAGTACAAATGGGCAATTCCATGTGATTTCACGATCACTATCTACGAGCCTAATGTGGTAGCATTTACCGATAAACAGATTCGCATCCTACTTCTTCACGAGTTACTTCATGTGAAGATTGAGGTACAGGATGATGGCACAGAGAAGTACAGCGTTAATCCTCATGACATCGAGGATTTTCGCATGATAATCGACCAGCATGGTCTTGATTGGGCATTGCCAGAATGGAGTATGACAGATGACACCTGACGGAAAAAAGAAAAGGGAAGCCAATCTGATTCCTACCACCAAGCGAAGTAAGAGTGAAGTGAGAAAAAATGCCGCAAAGGGAGGCAGGAAATCTGGAGAGGTTAGAAGGCAAAAGAAATTGCTCAAAGATTGCCTCGATGAATTGCTTCAGAGAGAATGGGAGAACAGGCAGGGAGAGAAGCATAGCGGATCAGAAGCCATATCCATTGCTTTGTTCAAGAAGGCTCTTGCAGGAGACATCAAAGCCTACGAGGTTGTGCGTGATACGAGTGGGCAAAAACCTGTGGACAAGATCATGCTCGCAGAGGTCGACCAGACTACCATCAATGAGGTTGAATCTATGGTCTTGGGAGAAGACGATGATAACCAGAAGACAAGCGGTTGAATTCCTCCGAGACAAACCTGTGAAGTATGCCCATCTATTAGGCTTCAGTAAACTCGTAGCGATTCACAATGATTGGATAAGGGAAATGGTAGTAGGGAAGGAAGACTACACATTAGAGGCTCACAGAGGCTCTTTTAAGACAACCTGCGTATCCATAGCCATAGCCATTATTATGATCCTCCTTCCGACAAGGAGGATTCTCTTTATGAGGAAGACCGATGACGATGTAAAAGAGATCATCTCACAGGTAAGGAAGATTCTGGAATCGCCACAGACACAGGTATTGGTGAATTCGATATACGGCATCAGCCTAAAACTCGTAGTGAGCAATGCTACGGAATTGTCTACCAATCTTGTTACCGATGCCAAAGGCTCTTCACAGTTAGTTGCCATCTCGCTTGGAGGATCATTGACAGGTCGACATTTCGACATCATCTTCGATGACGATATCATCAATGTCAAAGACCGAATCTCCAGAGCGGAAAGAGAAAAGACGAAGATCATCTATCAGGAGTTGAGGAATGTCCTTAACCGAGGCGGCAAGATGGTTAATACTCTCACCACATGGCACAAGGAAGATGCTTCCATCCTCATGGCAGAGCCGCACATCTACACATGGAAGGACACAGGCTTGATATCGGAGGAAGAGATAGAGAGCATTAGGGAATCGATGTCTCCGTCTCTCTTTGCGGCTAACTACGAATTGAGACACATAGCGGCAGAGGATGTCATCTTCGAGAAGGCGAATGTGGGAGCAGATATCAGCAATGTCCTCAATGCTAACTTCTGCCACATTGATGCGGCATATGGCGGAGAAGACTACACAGCCTTCACTATCTGCAAGAAGAAGGATGGCAAATACTATGTCTACGGCAAGTTATGGCAGAAGGCGATAGATGAGGTTGAAGACCAGATAATCGAAGACAGGAAGAGACTCTTGGCAGGGAAGATATACTGTGAGACCAATGCCGATAAGGGATATCTGGCAAAGGCTCTACGAGAGAAGGGCGAGCGAGTTATCACCTATGCCGAGACCATGAACAAGTACATCAAGATCGTTACGCATCTCAAGGCTGATTGGAAGGATGTCATCTTCGTGCATGGAACAGACCAAGAGTACATCGACCAGATTCTTGACTACAATGAGTATGCCGAGCATGACGATGCTCCAGACTCTCTCGCCTGTATGATCCGTATCCTGCATCCGAGGAAGGATGATGGTGTTGCATCTTCATTTGGGTATTGAACATTTGACAAATGTGGTAGAATGTGCTTATGGGAAGATTTTCGAAGGAGGATAACCTATGAAGACATACCAAGATTGGCTTGAAGTTGCCGATCACAGCGAAATGGAGAGAATGGCTTTTATCCGTCAGTTAATCAACGAGCATAAGTCTTCTCCCGAATACAGACAGGCGATAGATGCGGAGAATTACTTCGCAGGACAGAATACCACCATCAAGAGATATGAGAAGATTCTCTTCAATGCGGCAGGACAGGCTGTTCCCGATTACTTCTCTGCTAACCACAAGGTTGCATCCAGATTCTTCTACAGGGATGTTATGCAAGCCAATTCTACTCTTCTGGGTAACGGAGTTACATGGAAGAATGGTGCAGGAGAGGATGCTCTTGGAAATGATTTCGACAGGAAGTTAATCAAGGCAGGAAGGAATGCACAGGTTGGTGGTGTCTGCTTTGGTTTCTACAACAATGGCAAGGTCGAGATATACAAGATTACCGAATTTGCTCCTCTCTACGATGAGGAAGATGGAGCATTGAAGGCAGGTGTCCGATTCTGGCAGGTTGATGGACAGAAGCCATTGAGAGCAACAATGTTCGAGATGGATGGTTTCTCCGAATATCAATGGGATAAGAATCATATAGAAGGAATGGTGAGGACACCAAAGAGACCATACATCGTAGTGAAGCAGACATCAGAAGCATTCGGAGATGAGATATACGAGTACAGGAATTATCCGACATTCCCTGTTGTTCCCTGCTGGGCAAATGAGAGGAGGCAGAGTGAGTTACTTCCTTTGAAGGCTACCATTGATGCCTTCGATTTGATTAACGCAGGATATTGTAATCAGGTGGATGATGCCTCTCTGGTATATTGGACAATAACCAATGCAGGAGGCATGGATGATGCCGATCTTGTACAATTTCTCGACAAGATGCGGAAACTCCATGCGGCACAGACAGATGGAGACCAGACAGTTACTCCGACCACAGTAGATGTGCCTTACGCATCGAGAGAAGCGATTCTGGAGAGGCTTGAGAAACAGTTATACAGAGATGCGATGGCATTGAACACATATGACATTGCCAATGGTGCGGTAACGGCTACGCAGATTGAGGCGGCATATGAGCCTTTGAATGAGAAGTTAGATGCCTTCGAAGCAGAGATCACCGATTTCATCATGAGGCTCTTGGCTGTCGCAGGAGTAGAAGATGAGCCTACATACACAAGGTCAATCATCGTCAATAAGACGGAGGAGATTGCAAGCCTTGTCAATTCGGGATTGTACCTTGATGACCAATATGTAACCGAGAAGATCATGACTATCATGGGAGACAAGGATAAGGTCGAGGATGCTCTTGATTCACAGGCGAGGATAGATGTCCAAAGAATGACAGGCGGCACAGCAATTAACAATGGCGAAGAGGCTTAAATACAATTCGGATTATATGTCCGATAAAATGGACAGTTATATGGAGCAGATAGAAGACAAACTATCTGCTCTTTATGCAGATGCGGCTAAAGAAATGCAGGGTAAACTTTCCGATTTCATGGAAGGCTTTGAGAAGCAGGATGCCAATATGCAAGCACAGGTCGAAGCAGGGAAGATAACGCAGGAAGAATACAGCCAATGGAGGAACAGACATATCGTGCAGAACGATAAGTACAAATCCACCATTGATTCCCTGTCGACAATGGCTGTGAATGCCGATGTAGCGGCAATGGCTATGGTCAATGGTGCAATGCCAATGGTAGTGGCACAGAGTTATAACTTCACACAGGCTCTTGGATTTGAGGCGGCAGACAAGGCAGGTCTCACACAGGGAACATTCCAGATATACAATGAGAGGTCTGTCCAGAAACTCATCAAGGATAATCCAAATCTCCTCAAGGATGTCGACATGGATGCCGATAAGAAATGGAATACCGAGAAGATGAATCGGGAGATCACGCAGGGCATCATACAGGGAGAGCCTATAGAGAAGGTCGCAGACCGATTACAGCGAGTAACCGACATGGACAGGAATGCGGCTGTCCGTAACGCAAGGACAATGATGACAGGTGCGGAGAACATGGGCAGAGCGGAAGCGGCTGATGATCTCAAGAAGCAAGGCATTCCGATGGATGAGGTATGGTCTGCCACATATGACAACAGGACAAGAGAGAGCCATCTTGAATTGGATGGTACAGTACGAGATGAGAATGGTGTTTTCGGAGCAAGTTTTCTCGCTCATCCTCTTCGGTATCCTGCTGATCCAGAAGGCGATCCAGAAGAGATATACAATTGCCGATGCAGATTGTCTCTTCAGTTAAAGGGAGTAGACCATTCCAAAGACCAAGAATTGTATGAGCAATTCATGAAGACTCAATATCCAGAGAGTTATGAGAGAGTTGTGGATAAGATGGTCTCAAAGGATGATGTATATCCACAGGAGAATAACCAGAATCCGAAGGATTTCGTAGCAAGCAAGGGAGATGCTTTGCCTTCCGATATGAAGGTCAGAGCAGAGGAAGTAAACCAGATGTCAAGCGATGAATTGAAGAGAGAATTTGTAGGCGATGACAGTTACATCTACGATCCAAAATATACTTCTCTGGAATCCGAAAGGTCTGCATTGGTAAAGGAAGAGATAAGCCTTAAAGACGAGAGAAAGAGCCTTACAGAAGAATTGAAAGGTGAGAGACAGGTCAAACCTAAAGAGGATTGGGATATGTCAGATGAATTGGCGGCATTGCTTGGCGAGAAACCTATGTCTTACACAGAGAGAGGCGAGGAAATAAATGCTCGTCTTGAGCAGATAAGGGAGAAGGAGAAGCCAACAGAGGCAAGGCTGATGGATGTACGAGACCAGATGGAAGATATCGATAGAGAGAATGCCAAAGAACAGATAGATGAATGGGAATCAGAAAAGCATCCATTTGTCAAAGGCGATGCCGACAAGGAATACGAAGGCTTCTCTACAATTATGGATATCGGTCAATTCGATTCCGATTTGGAGAAAGGCATCGGATTTATTGCGGAGATGTCTCCAGACGAATATATCGATAGAATCTCATATGAGGTATTCCATACCACCAAAGAGGCGGCTATTATTTGCGATTACGAAAATGTCAAGGAATATGCCAAGATGATGGCTGAAGGTGTAAAATTTGATATGGGATATCTTGATTACTCAAGAGAGCCAGCAGGACAGGAAGGAAGGCACAGAGCGATGGCGGCTAAATTGCTTGGCATCGATACGATCCCTGTATATGTCAGAGGAAGGAGACCATAATGGGAGCGATATTCTACGATCTAACACCAGAGGAGTTATGTGATCTGATGTGTGGTATGCCAGAGGATGACGGAGAGGAGGAAGACGATGGCAAAGGTAATATCGGTCAAGTTTGATGACCACAAAGACGAAGTTATGGCGGCATGTAAGGAGAAGATCAATGCATGGCTGGAAGCCATTGGAGAGGATGCGGCATCTACAGCGGCAAATGTTCTGACGATGACAGGCACGATTGACACATCAACATTGAAGAACAGCATCACGCATGCTGTAGACGAAGCCAATCAATGTGTCTATATCGGTACGGATGTGGAGTATGCGATCTATCATGAATTCGGCACAGGTAAGTATGCGGAAGGCGGAGGAGGAAGACAGACTCCGTGGGCATATCAGGATAAGGATGGAGTCTTGAGATGGACATCAGGTGTGCATGCCAAGCATTTCATTCAGTTTGGAGCAACAGCACATCAGGCACAGTATAAACAGATGCTTGAATCGGCATTGAAAGAGTGATAATCTAAATGGTGTTCTTTTATTACCCAATGCCTTGATTTTATGGGAATGGGAAAGCGGATGTCCTTGTGGCATCCGTTTTCTTTTGCCTTTTATTTTCGTTTTCATATTGTTGAAATGAATTTTCATTTGTGGTATATAATGAAAATAGAATCGAATAAATGAAGCAATATTTACCGAAGAAAAGGAGATTCGAAACATGGCATTTACCAGAAAATTCTTGTCTGCTCTGGGTATTGAAGCAGATAAGGTAGACGAAATCATTGCGGCACATACCGAAGTTACCGATGCTCTCAAGGAAGAGAGAGACAAGTACAAGGCAGATGCCGAAAGACTCCCAGACATCGAGAAGAGGCTCACAGAAGCGGAGAAGAAGATGGAAGGGGATGATCCCTACAAGGAGAAGTACGAAGCCTTACAGAAGGAATACGAGGATTACAAGGCAGAGGTCAACAACAAGGAGACAACAGCCAAGAAAGAATCAGCATTCCGTCATGTACTCAAGGATATCGGAATTCCCGATAAGAGAATCGATTCTGTTATCAAGGTATCCGACATCAACGGCATCGAATTGACCGAAGAGGGAATCAAAGACGAGGAGACATTGAAGGCAAAACTGAAAGAGGAATGGAGTGATTTCATTGCTACCAAATCCACAGAAGGTGTACCTTCGGCTAATCCTCCGTCAAACACAGGAAAGACTACAATGACGAAAGAACAGATTAGAGCGATATCTGATCCTGTCGCAAGACAGAAGGCTATGATGGAGAATTCTTCTTTGTTCCCACAGTTATCAGGTCTTTCAGAATCAAACTAAATTTCTGAAAAGGAGAAATTGTTATGGCTAATGTTATCACAGATGCAGAAACCAATGTAATCAAGAAGGCTAATCTGGCAAAGGTTAGAGAGTTGGATTTCGCAACACTCTTTGGTGAGAATGTAAACTCTCTCGTAAAGATGCTTGGCATCTCAAGAAAGATTCCTGTAACAGCAGGAACAGTTCTCAAGAAACTCACAGTAACAGGCACACTCGCAAGTGGTGCTGTTCCCGAAGGTGAGATCATTCCGCTTTCACAGTATGCTACCACATGGACAGCCGTAGGCGAGGCTACACTCAAGAAGTGGAGAAAGGCTTCCACAGCAGAGGCTATCCTCAAGGGCGGTTACGATCAGGCTGTAAACGAGACAGATAAGAAACTCATTCTCGACATCCAGAAGGATATTAGAAGTGCATTCATTACCGATCTCGCAAGCGGTACAGGCACAGCAACAGGTATTGGCTTACAGGCGGCACTCGCTAATGCATGGGGTAAACTCCAGACAGCATTTGAGGATGAGGACATTGCTCCTGTATACATCCTTAACCCGCAGGATGTTGCTGACTATCTCGGCAAGGCACAGATTTCTGTACAGACATCATTCGGATTCTCCTATATTGAGAATTTCCTCGGTCTCGGTACAGTAATCATGACTCCTCGTGTAACAAAGGGTACATTCTATGCAACAGCATCACAGAATATTGTCCTCTACTACATCGATGTAAACGAGGCAAATGGTCTTGGCGAAGCATTCTCATTCACAACAGATGCAGAGACAGGTCTCGTAGGTATCCATGAGGATGCTAACTACCAGAGAATGCAGGAAGAGACAGTTGCCGTTTCTGGTATTGATCTCTTCGCAGAGATTCCTGCTGGTGTTATCGTAGGTACGATTGCAGAGGAAACTGAAGGTGGAGAAGGCTAATCATGGAATTGATATTGACCGAGATTTGCGAATATCTCAATAACTATTTTTGGGAGAAGAAGATATCTGGAAACTTCACAATTTCCGATGGTGCTATTGATGCTGTCGGTTTGAAGGATGGACAGTATTTCCGCATAATCGGATCAACATTCAATGATGGTGTTCACATCTATCCTGCTACGGATTTGAAGGATGAAGAATTTGAAGGAAGCATATGGGCGATGGCTGTACCTGCTACAGTTATCGCCATTGCCTCCGACATAAAGGAATGGCAGACAAAGTATGGTGGAGCAGATTCCGATGCAATGTCTCCATTCACTTCCGAATCCTTTGCAGGATATTCGTATTCCAAGAGCGGAAGCGGTAATGCCAATTCTGGTAGCAATATCACATGGCAGGATGTCTTCGGAGGAAGGCTTAACAAGTATAGGAAGTTGAGAGGTACAAGATGAGTCTCGTAAAGGATGCAATGGAGAAATCCTACATCATTGATAAGACTACTACTCCCGATGGCTATGGTGGAGTAATCACCAAGTATGTCGAAGGAGCAGAGATTCTTGTTGCCTATTCATTCAACACATCCACAGAGGCTCGTGTGGCGGCTGTGCAAGGAGCGAATAACAGGTTTACTCTCTTCACCAAGAGATCGGTGATCCTGCGTTACAATGACATCGTAAAGAGAGATAGAGACGGAAAATATTTCCGAGTAACATCCGATGGCGATGACAATCATACTCCTAAAGCCGCAGGATTAGATTTAAGAGCGGTTGAAGCAGAAGAATGGGAAATTACTCAAGATGAATAAGGAACAGGCTTACAGCGAATTCTGGAGCGGATTTGGGGTATTGGCATGGGAAGAGAATTCTATGCCAGATGATGAGACCATTCAGAGCCTTATCAATGCTGGTGTAGCAGAAGCCAAATATCCGTATATTGCGTATCAGGTTATCGTAGATGATCTTGGTCATCCTGTATTTCCTACGGCATCAATCTATGACAGGTCTACATCATGGAAGCGAGCAGATGAGTTAGCCAATGATGTCTCTGAAAGAATCCAGAAGATGAACACCATTAAACTTGATAATGGTCGAATGTTTATCACCAAAGGCTCACCATTTATGCAACATCAAATGGAGAGCGAAGACATGAATATACGAAGAGTCATTCTCAATCTGGGAGTGGAATTCTTCACAGAATACTAAACAGGAGGAAGATGTAAATGAGATTTACAAAGATTCCAGAAAGCACATTCGAAGAGTTGCAGATCAATGCAGGAATTCTTGTTAAGGATTTCGATGTTGCGACAGGCACATTCGATGACAAAGATATGCTTACGGCAACAACAGGCGGTATCACAATCAATGTAAAGCCTACATATGAAGATTTCGGAGAGGATATCGATAATTGCCCGAAGAATACAATGGAATTGAAGAGAATCACAGAGACCGAGGTTTCTATCTCTACAACAGCATTAAACATCAACGAGGATTTACTCCTCTTCATGCTTGGTGCGGCAGATAAGGATGCTACAACAGGAGCAATCAAACCTCGTAAGGATTTGGCTACCACAGATTTCAAGACAATCTGGTGGATCGGTGATCTTTCCAATAACGGCTACATTGCTGTTAAGATTTCCAATGCTCTTTCTACAGATGGATTCTCCATCAAGACATCCGATAAGGGCAAGGGTAATGTCTCCATTACTCTCACAGGTCATGTAAGCATGGCGGCACAGGATGTAATCCCTGCGGAATTCTATCTTGGCGAGCCAGAGCAGACACAGACAGCAGGAAACGGAGAAGGTTAATCTATGAAACTATCTGATTACAGAGGCGAAGAAGCATTAGATGTATTGGCTGATATCATTGAGCCTTTATCATTGATTTTGGCTGATAAGGAGATTCGTGATCTTGCTGGGAAGCAGGGTACACCTGCTCTTACATATGTCAAGCCTATCATCAAGAATCACAAGAAGGAGATCATCCAGATTCTTGCAAGGCTTGAAGGCGAATCTGTAGAAGAGTATGAGCCTAAAATTACTCTCCTCACATTACCGATGCAGGTTGTTGATCTCATCAATGATCCAGAGGTACAGAGCCTTTTTCATTCGCAGGAGCAGAATCAAGTAACATCGTCTGCCTCTTCTACTCCTGTTACGGAGATTACAGAGGCAAAAGGGAAGTAAAGCCTTTTATCAGATATTTACTTGCTAAAAGCATGGAGCGAGAGAAGGAAGAGGCATACCGAAACTATGTCTCTGATTCTCTCGCTTTTTATACTTCAGTATTGACGAGAGGCGAAGCGGATGTCCCGAGATATGCAGACATGGTAAATCCGAAGCCACAGAAGCCACAGGAAACGATGGAACAGCATATGTCTCGCTTCGATAAAATTCGGAGGAAGAAAGAATGAATGTATTTGAATTATTCGCAACATTAGGTCTGGATACAACAGCCTATGACGAAGGTCTTGAAGGAGCAGAAACCAGAGGCTCTTCCTTCGGTCAGAAACTTGGTACAGTAGTAGGTGCAGGAGCGAAGGTTGCTGGTGCGGCATTAGCGGCAACAGGTGCGGCTATGGTTGGTGTAGGCACAGCCTTTGCCAATGGAATTACTTCTGTTGCCGAATACGGAGACCACATTGATAAGGCTTCACAACAGATGGGAATTTCTGCTGAAAAATACATGGAATGGGATGCAATTTTACAGCATAGCGGAGCATCCATAGATTCCTTGAGAACAGGCATGAGAACATTGGCTTCTGCTGTTGAGACAGGTAACGATGCATTTGAAAGAATCGGTCTCACACAGGAAGAGTTAGCCAACATGAGCCAAGAGGAAATCTTTGCGGCTACAATCGAAGGCTTGCAGAATGTTGAATCGACTACAGAGAGGACATATTTAGCAGGTCAGTTACTTGGTAGAGGAGCAACAGAGTTAGGTGCATTGCTGAATACTTCTGCGGAAGACACAGAAGCCATGCGGCAGAGGGTACATGAGTTAGGTGGTGTCCTCTCCGATGAGGCTGTCAAGGATGCGGCACATTTCCAAGATTCATTACAGGATTTACAGACATCCTTCACAGGTCTGAAGAATAACATGATGTCCGAATTTCTGCCTTCGATTACAACAGTAATGGATGGTCTTACAGAGGTAATGATCGGTAACGATTCCGAAGGTCTTGGCATGATAGACAAAGGCATCAGCGATTTCATCGATAATCTCAATTCTGCCATGCCTCGTCTACTCCAGATCGGAGGAAGAATTATCACATCTCTGATTACTTCGATATCATCTAATCTTCCTCGTCTGCTGAGCGAAGGATCGTCTGTTTTGAGTGAATTGGTGCAGGGTATAATTATTGCCCTTCCTTCTCTTCTGGAATCAGCGATGATTATCATCTCTGCCATTGGACAGGCTTTGATTGATAATGCCGAATTGCTCCTCAATACAGGTCTTGAATTACTCATGATTTTGATGAATGGTTTGACCGAGGCATTGCCTTCTGCCATACCTGCGATTGTGTCTGTAATCACAATGATCATCACCACATTGACAGCACCAGAAAATTTGGATGCCTTCATTCAAGGTGCATTACAGTTAATCATGGCTTTGGCTGATGGTCTTGTAATTGCCTTGCCTCAATTGGTGTCCGTAATCCCTGTCATAATCAATAATCTGGTACAGACTACGCTTGATAATTTTCCTGCCGTAGTGGATACAGTTTTATATCTCATAGGTGCTTTGGCTGTAGCGATCCTCGATTCGCTTTGGGAATTACTGAAATCCATCTTCAATGTAGTGAGTGAAAATCTTGGAAATGTCTATAACAAGGCATTCGAGTGGGGACAAAATCTTGGCAATTGGTTAAGAAATATCGGTACAAATTTCAAGAATAATGTGTCTTCATTCTTCACATCGATAGCAACATTTTTCACCAATGGTTTCAACAATCTGAAGAGCAAGGCTACCAATGGTTTGAATAGCATTAAGGAAAAATTTACCAGCATTTTCGAGAATGTGAAAACCACAGTAAAGAATGCCATTGAGAAGATCAAAAGTTTCTTTGATTTCAATTGGTCATTGCCGCATCTTGATATGCCGCATTTCTCGATTAGTGGATCATTCAGCCTTGATCCTCCGAGCATTCCGAGAATCTCTGTTGATTGGTACAAGAAGGCTATGAATGAGCCTTACATCCTTGACGATGCTACGATCTTTGGAGCATCAAATGGAAAGTTACTTGGTGGTGGAGAAGCAGGAAGCGAATTGGTGGTTGGTACAGACAAACTAATGAGCATGATGAGAAATGCTGTTGGTGTAGGCAATAATCCGATCACTATCAATATCTATGGTGCAGAAGGACAGGATGTGAGAGAATTAGCAAAGGAAGTAAGCAGAGAAATGCAGAATCTCATCAATGGCAAGGAGGCTGTATATGCTTGATAAGAGAGTCTATTTCGGAGGCGAAGATGTACCAGCATTTATCGCCTCTGTACCACAAATGCCCAGACCGAGAAGGAAAGGGCAGACATATACTATTGCAGGTACGAATCGTGAGATCGTAGAGATGGAAGATGCATGGGAATCATATGACCAGAAGTATACCATGTTTATCGGTAACGGATCGGAAGATTGCGTAAGAGATGCCATTGATGAGGTTGCCAGAGTATTGCATAAAGACGGATGGCAGATTCTCATGGATGACTATGATCCCGATCATTATCGTCTTGCTTATTTCAAGGATTCATTTGATGTGGAGAACAGGTACACCAGATTGGGCAAATTCGATATCGTCTTCCATTGTCGCCCAGAGCGATTTTTGGTGTCTGGCAATGCCGAGATATCTATGGCTTCTGGAAGCACGATATACAACCCAACAGGCTTCAATGCGAAGCCTTTGATTCACATCGTAGGAAGCGGAGATGGTACGCTAACTGTAAATGGTACAACCATGTCCTTCGAAGGCATTACAGACTATCTCAACATTGATTGCGATAGGATGGATGTATATCGTCTTCCTTCGGAAAACAGAAATAGTTTGATGACAGGAGATTTCCCTGTTCTCTCTTCTGGAGATAACATCGTGAGTTATAGTGGCGGCATAACATCCGTAACTATTACTCCAAAATTCTGGACAATATAAGGAGGCATTATGTATCCGATATTATACGAGAGCATCGAAGCAGGAATTGTACCACAGCACAATGGTTTGGGAATTCTTTCCGATGCCATCTCATGCTATGTAGAACAGGAAAGAAACGGCATCTACGAAATGACAATGGAGTATGCCGCATCAGGCATCCATGCAGAAGACATTGCATTGAGAAGAATCATCAAGGTGAAGCCTAATCCTACAGATGCTCCACAGTTATTCCGAATCGATAGAATCGGTAAGGTCATGAATGGTAGATTTTCAGTCTTCGGGAAGCACATCTCATATGATCTTTCTGGTTACGAGATCACGAGTGGTACGGCATCTTCTGCGGCAGGTGCTTGTGCATTGCTTCAGAGTAAAGCATCGGGATATTCTATCACCACAGACAAGACCACAACAGGCAATTTCAAGATTGATACACCTGCTTCTGTCAGATCATATTTCGGAGGCAAGGAAGGATCATTCTTGGATGTCTTCGGTACGGCAGAAATCAAGTATGATAACTTCCATATTCAGTTTCTTCTCCATGCTGGAGAGGATAGAGGAGTTACTATTCGATATAAGAAAAATTTGCTTGAATTGTCTCAAGAGATCGACATGAATAATCTCTATACTCATGTCATTTGCTTCTTCAAGAATGAGGATGCTATGGTAGTAGGAGAGAAGGTTGCAACAGGTCTTACTTTGGATGTTCCGAGGACATTAACTGTAGATGTCTCTGGCGAATATGCGAATACTCCTCCGACAGTTGCTCAATTAACAGCAAGAGCAACAACCTATATCAGCCAGAATAATCTTACTGTTCCAACCAATAATATCATATTGGTTTTCGTGCAGAGCGGCGAATTAGCAAACAGAGTCGATCTCTGTGATACAGTAACGATTTACTACGAGGCTTTAGGTATTACTCGTGCGAATTGCAAGTGTATTAGGACAAGATATGATTGCATCCGAGAGAAGTATACCGAAACAGAATTCGGAGATGTCCAGAGCAATCTTACAGACACCATTGTAAATGCCTCTAAAACGCTCGCAGAGAAGCCTTCGACATCGGCAATGGCAAATGCCATTACTCATGCTACGGAGATGATTACAGGCAATCTGGGAGGCTATGTGATCCTGCACGATTCTAATGGCGATGGCAAGCCAGATGAGATTCTCATCATGAATACCGAAAATCCAGAAACAAGTACGGAAATTTGGCGATGGAATAAGAATGGGTTAGGCTTTGCTAACTCATATGATGGAAATTATGAAACAGCGATCACGCAGGATGGGCAGATAGTCGCAGATTTCATTACGGCAGGTGTGCTTAACGCTTCCGTAATCAAGGCAGGTATATTGTCAGATGCTAATGGTAATTCAAGCATTGATATGACAAGCGGTGTTGCAAAGTTAAAGGATATGCTTGCAAAAAACAGTTTCAGACTCGTTGACGATAGTGAAGTAACTAAAGTTAATATCGGGCATACAAATAATCAGGGTACAAGATTAAGGTTATATGAAACTAACAATAATGCTCTTGTTGATTTATGGGCATATAATGGTGGAGGCTCTTTAAACCTTAATAATTCAAATGGTGTTCAAATTGCCACAATTGGTAAAGGTTACTATGGCAATGGAGTGGTCTTTCTTAATAATACGAGCGGTAATGTTAGAGTTTATCTTAATGTTGTATCAGATGGTGGCTTTATTTCGTTATACGATACAAGTAATACACAAACAATTCTTGCCTATGGTTCAAGCGGAAATATTACCTGTGTGTCTCTCACACAGACATCTTCTCGCAAAGTGAAGAAGAACATCGAGGATATCGATGATAGTGAGAAGATTCTTCTTCTACAGGCTGTCAGATTCGATTTCAGAGACGAACAGAGAGGAAAGGATAAGAGAGGTTTCATAGCAGAGGATGTGGCTGAAATCCTTCCTAATCTCGTTACAGAGGCATCCGATGATACACCTGCATCTCTGGATTACATTGGCATGATCCCTTACTTGCAGGATGTCATCAAAAAACAGCAAAAGAAGATAGATGAGTTAGAATCCAAACTAAATGCTATAATTGAGAAAATAGGAGGTTAATGGAAATGGAAAGAATTCGATTAGATATAATCCCGAAAGGCTTGATGCCTGTATGCCATGCTTCTCAATACGATGCTGGCAGAGTTATTCGTCTCGATCTCATGGATGGTTTACAGGGATATTCTCTTACCAATGAAGAGATCGAATTGAATGTCAGAAAACCCGATGGGCATATTGTTACGGCATCCGTTGATGTAGTCGAAGGACAGACATATGTAGACATCGTTACAACAGAGCAGATGTGTGCTGTTGAAGGCGAAAATATCTGCGAATTGAAGATATCCAAAGATAATGCGGAAATCTATTCTCTTAACTTCAGAATGATGGTAGAAAAATCCGTTACTGAAGGAGGCGATCCTTCCGAATCTTTCATTCACAACCTCCACACACAGATTGCTGAAGGTGTAGCCGAAGAAGTCGCCACACAGTACGATAGTGCAAATGTTATCTTTGACAATGAGCCTACGGACAATCACGGCATTGGCTATACTGTAACATCCGAAGGCATTAAAACCGCAATCGACAATGCTTTTGATTACGACAACACGGCAAGCGGTAGCCTTGTTCACATTACAGATGGTGCTGATAATATTCCCGTTAAGTCGCTTGTATCTCAAATCACTGCAGTGGAAAGCGGTAGCGGTGAAAAATCGCCTGATAACCCATACACTATATCAGGCTTTGATAGTGGAATAATTACAAGGTGCGGTAAAAATTTATTTTCTAATTCGGACGTCCGTAGGGGTATATACACTAATTTGGACGGTTCAACGACAAGCGGTGTTGTATCGACAAATTTTTCGAGCGCCTTTATTAAATGCAAGCCGTCAACGACTTATATAATCGAAATGTTTGAACAAAATTATTGGCAAGGTTCGATAAATGCCATTTATTATGGTGAGGGCAAGCAAGGTTTAAATGACGGAACAGTATTGAATAACTTAACAAGCAATACGCCTAAAACCTTTACCACTCCAGCAAGTGCGGAATATTTTGTTATAACGGGTTATAGGTCAACGGCTAACGGCGGTACAGATATATTTACAACGGCAAAATTGCTTATAACTGATAGTAGCGATATTACTTACGAGGCATACAACGGCAACACCTACACATTTACTTTCGGGCAGACTGTTTACGGCGGGCATTTTGACAATAAGGGCAATTTGGTTGTTACATATGCACTGACCGATATAAACACGGCTATTACATCAAGAACAACAAGTTATGCTAACCCCGTGTTTTATGGTTCTATAAATGGGTTAAAACCGCAAAGCAATAATTCATTGTGTGAAGCCTTTAATACAATCAACGGACAAGCAAGTGCGAGCAATTTTGCCCAAAATTCAAATAACCATGATTTTGCTATAAATAGTGTTAATAGTGGCGATACAATTCAGGTGTTTGTGCGAGCAGATGAATATACAGACGTTGCAAGCCTTAAATCAGCATGTGGAAATAGTAAGATTAAATACGAATTGGCTAACCCTATCACGCTTGCAATCACAAGTCAGGATATTCCTACGCTTTTGGGTGAGAATAACATTTTTAGTAATACGGGCGACGTAGACGTTACTATAAGAGCCGATATAGGACTATATATAGACAAAAAAATTAGTTCTTTGGCACAAGCCTAATTCGGTAAGGCGGTGAAAGTATGACAGACAAAGAAACGGCATTATGCAAGCGATATTCCAGACGTGATGAAAACGGCAAAGTGCATTGTTTTGAGTGTCCATTAGTCATAGATAAAAACGCTTGTGTTTGC